TGTCGGCTTGGGTTGTGCTATATTAGGTTTAATTCTTTCTGAAGAAGCTAAAAAATAAATTAAAGGTTGCACTCTTTCTTTTTATAAAGAGGTAGTGTAACCTGTAACCACCTTGACAGTCGCATTCCGCGCCTGACATTTGCCACGACAAGGAGATTTAAATGGCTAATACAACTTTTAACGGCCCAGTCCGTTCAGAAAACGGTTTTGAAACCATAACAAAAAATGCAACAACAGGTACTGTTACAATTACCAGCGGCAATAAAATGGCTGTTGAAGCCGCTGGAAGTGCAGGAATAGAAGGCACTGCGGCTGTTTATGTAACACAAGTTGAGCGTTTTAAGAGTGATACTACTACAAATGTAAATATCGTTAAAACAACAATAATGATCGACCTAACTGGACTGCGTTCAACAGCGGCGGGAGATATTATTGGTAAAGACGGTGATGGAGTTGCCTACCTTGGTCAGGTAACTACTGCTAACTCAGGTACAGTTTTTGGTGTCACTATGATGTGTCTTGAAACACCTGCGGGTGGAGATCCAGACATTAATCTACATTCTGCTACAGAAGCTACAGGTGTCGAAGATACACCTATTTCTGATCTAACTGAGACTTTGATTATCAACTCAGGTGATTTAGTAGTGGGTGGTTTAGTTGCTGGTGGCGATATCGCAGCAGATCAGTACCTGTATTTAACTGCGGGCGCAGCAACAGATGCCACTTATACAGCAGGTAGATTGTTGATTACAATTACTGGTTACGACATAGCAAGTTAATAATTAAGGTAGGGGGAAACCCCTACCAATTTTATAAAGGAGATTTATAATGTCAGATGTGCAAGCCACGTTTATTGTATCAGCAGCAGCAGATCCAAACGGAATTTCAGTAAGCGCACAGGTTGCAAACAATGCTAACTTAGTCATAGGTGGCGCGTTAGCAAGCGGTGGTGCTGTGACTTTTGATAGTCATAGAAATGTTACTATTACTTCTGGTGGTAATGATAGTGGAATAACTTTTACAGTTACTGGAACAGATGCGAGCGGCGCGGCTCAAACAGAAAGTATTACAGGCGGTAATGCTGGAATAGCAACAGGCTCAAAAATATTTGCAACGGTTACTCAGATAGCCGCAGTAGGAGACCCAGCAGGAACTGTTATAGCGGGATCAGGATCTACAATTCAAGCTACTATTTTTGCTGGAAGATGTAGAATAAAAGGTATTTATTTAGTCAGCACTGCTACAGGTGGAACGATTTCGTTTAGGAACAGCTCTGTAACTGGTACAGCCCTTATGCAGTATCAAACTCCAGCAAGTGTAGGTTCTGAATATCCAGATATACCTGGAGATGGAATGGTTTTTAGTTCAGGTGCTTACATTACTTACAGCTCTGATAACGCAACTTCTGCAACGATCTTTTACGCTTAGAGGTTCTTATGGCGGATAAAATGCCAAAAAGAAATAAAAAGAATTTTCGTCCTACTAAAAGTGGGGCGGGAATGACAAAAGCAGGTGTTGCATCGTATAGAAGAAAAAACCCTGGCAGTAAATTAAAGACCGCTGTTACAGGGAAAGTTAAAAAAGGTAGCAAGGATGCAAATAGACGAAAGTCTTATTGCGCTAGGTCTGCTGGACAGATGAAGCAGTTTCCGAAGGCGGCTAAAGATCCTAACAGTCGGCTTCGTCAAGCTAGAAAAAGATGGAAATGCAGATAGTCAAAAGGAATTTTAAATTATGACTGTATCAAACTCAAAAGATTTTGAACTAGATGTTTCTGAATATATAGAAGAAGCTTTTGAGCGTTGTGGTTTAGATGCAAGAACTGGTTATGATTTAAAAACTGCAAAAAGATCTATGAATTTATTATTTGCAGATTGGGCTAACAGAGGTTTAAACCAATGGACTATAGCTCAAAGAAACTTTACTGTTACTCAAAGTGATGGTGAATATGATCTAAATGCTGATGTTATAGATATATTATCACTTGTAGTTCGAAGAGATGGAACAGATTATTCATTAGAAAGAATAAGTAGAGATGCTTATTTGAATATACCCTCTAAAACCACAACAGGAAGACCTACTCAATTCTTTTTAGATCGTCAAATTACTCCTAATTTAAAGCTTTGGCCTTTACCTGATAACTCTACTGACGCTGTGTATTATGATGCTTTAACTAGATTAGATGACGCAGATACTTACATAAATACTATTGGAGTTCCTTTTAGGTTTTATCCTGCGTTAGCGGCAGGACTTTCTTATTATATAGCAATAAAAAAAGCTCCTGATAGAATACAATTATTAAAAGGTATTTATGATGAAGAAATGGACAGAGCAATGGAAGAAGATCGAGATAGGTCTTCTTTTCACGTTGCTCCTTCCTTAAGAGGTTATAATAATGTCTAAATACGCTAGTGACAGATGGGCTTACGGGATATCAGACCGTTCTGGATTTAGGTATAGATTAAAAGATATGCGTAAAGAATGGACAGGATTTTTAGTTGGAAAAGACGAATGGGAGGCAAAACATCCTCAATTAGAGCCAATTAGAACTAGACCTGATGCTCAGGCTTTAAGAAATCCAAGACCAGAACAAGATTTATCTGAGCAACGAAGTATTCAATGGGGATGGAACCCTGTAGGAATGAGAAATGACTATGGATTAACTCCAAATGATCTTCCCGCTACGGGAGAAATAGGAACTGTAACGGTGGTGGTAACATGAGCTATACATACGCACAATTAAAATCAGCAATACAAAATTATTCAGATAATTTAGAAACTACGTTTGTTTCCAGCATACCTGATTTTATAGAAAGTGCTGAACAACAAATTTTAAATTCTATAGATTTACAATATTTTAGAAAAAATGTTACAGGATTAACTTCTGGGACAGGAACTAACCCTTATTTACAAGTGCCAAGTGATTATTTAGCGTCATTTAGTTTGTCTATTTTAAATGGAACTACTAAAGAATTTTTATTAGAAAAAGACGTTAATTATATTCAATCTGTAAATCCTACTTCTGCCACAGGTGTTCCTAAATACTATGCTTTTTTTGATATAAATAATTTTATCTTAGCTCCAACACCTGCGGTAGCTTATACTGCGGAATTGCATTATTTCTATAGACCAAATAGTTTAACGTCTGTGGGAGATAATGGTACAACTTGGTTAAGTGAAAATGCACCAAATGCTATGTTATATGGAAGCTTAGTAGAGGCTAATATATACATGAAAGGGGAGCAAGATTTGCAACAATTATATACTGAAAGATTTTTAAGATCTTTAGAGAGATTAAAAGATTACGGAGAGGCAAGAGAAAACTCTGATGCTTACCGTCAAGGTCTTCCTACGAGGCCGCGCACATGAAACTAGCTATTGTTGGATTAGGTGGGAGTTATTCTGACTATGTAGCTGCTAGAATACGCTCAGAAACATTTGACGAGGTCTGGGGTATTAACTGTGTGGGTGGTATTATTCATGTGGATAAAACTATAATGATGGATCCAGTGTCTAGGTTTTTGGATTCAGATGATGCAGGTTCTCAGACGGGCATAGCAAGAAAGTTTTTAGAAAAAAACACTAAACCTATTATTACTTGTGAAATGGATAGTCGAGTAAAACATCTAGAACTTTATCCATTAGAAGCCGTTATCAAAGATTTAAACGTTTGTTATTTTAACAACACTGTCCCTTATGCAATTGCGTATGCAATATACTACGGGGTAAAAGAGCTTTGTTTGTATGGCTTAGATTATACATACAAGAATGTAAGCATGGCAGAAGCGGGAAGAGCTTGCACAGAGTTTTGGTGTGCAATTGCTACGACTAGAGGTGTGAAGATAGAGGTTGCACATAGTTCTGGGCTTTTAGATACAAATGTGCCAGAGAATGAAAAGTTGTATGGGTATCACAGGCTAGAAGATCCTTTAGTTCAGTCACATAAGTCGGGAGGACTATTAATAACCAGGCAGTCTAAAATGGAGCCACCAGAGCCATTGGATCAAGACCCTGTGATATTTGGAAGACACGATCACAAACACATGAATGGGGGAGAAGCAAGAAATGTTTAGTGTAAAAGGGGGAATTGAGGCAGGTTTTGTTACTGTAGTTGCGTCAAATAATGGAGGACTTAGTGCCGATCAAATTTCAGATATGGCTACTAATAAGATAATTGCTGTGTCGGAAACAGCACCAGAACCAATTAGGCAACAAGCGCAAGCTTTTTCTGATAACGTGCGAAATGTCGTGCATTATCATATAGAGTTGGCTAGAAAAGAAGAACGTGCTACTATAGCCCATAAACTAAGAGAGGCTGGTCACCCCGACTTAGCTA